GAACCGATTGCAGAAAAAATTGTGGTTATTGCGTTCCATGCTTCCGTAAATCGGTCACTGAACCACTGACCCACGCCCTGGAATACGGCAACAATGCTATTCCAAATATTGGTAAATAATGTTTTTACATTTACGCCGAACCCCTCTAAAAATCCGATTATGAAATTTATAACCGCCTGGATGATGTTTTTTACAAACGATATTGCACTATTAAACGCACCTTGCAGATACGAAAAGAAACCGTCAAAATCTCCATGTAATAACGCTATAATGGCATTTATGATATTGGTAACAAAATCAATCACATTTTGGATTGCTGCAATTATCGGTGCTGCTGCATTGATAACCCCATTTACAATACTTGCTATGTATGTAAGAACAAATTCAAATACGGGTTTTAATGCAGCCATGAGGTTAATAAACGCTTGCTTTAGGCTCTCCAAAAGTGGTTGTATTGTTGTCCACATCTGCGAAAAGGCATCCTTTACCTTTCCTATGGTCCCGTCCACTTTCTCTTTAAATTCATCATTCGTTTTATATAAAGCAATGAACCCGGCGGCAAGTGCCGCTATAATAGCAATCACTATTCCAACCGGTCCCGTGAGTGCTGATAAAACACCACTCATTCCGCCTATTTTGCTTGTTAATCCCGTTACGGTTTTTATTACCCCGGATATTCCCGTTGACATTTTCCCAAATATGATTAAAGCCGGGCCAATAGCCGCAACAATCATTCCGATTTTTACAATCATCTGCTTTGTGTTGTCGTCCAGGTTTTTAAACCATGTTGTAAACTCTTTTACCTTATTCACAACCTTATCAATTGTTGGCTGCAATGTGGTTAAAATGGAACTTCCCAGGTCTGCCCCGGCAAGTTTCAAATTGTTCATTGCTACGGCTGCATCATCCCACGGGTCTAATGTGGTTTCAAATGTGTCACTTACCACATCCCCATAGTCTGATAAAGCACCGCTTAAATCGTCTACGGATAAACGCCCCTCACGGATTGCCTGGGTCATTTCCGCCGCACCTTTCTTTCCGAAAAGGTCGGATGCAATGGTTAAGGCTTCCGTTTCTGTCTTTGCGTTTTTAATGCTATCTATTGTTTCGGTCAATGCTTCGTCTGCACTCTTGCCGTCTGCCGTTGCGTTCTGAACCGCTTTTTTCATTCCGGCAAGTGCGGTTGAAACATCAACGCCGCTTGCTTCCATTTGTGCAAGCAAATTAACGGATGATGTTAAATCAAGCCCCATTTCTTTAAGGCTTGCACCGTTGGTTGTAAGTGCGGTTTCCAATGTTTCCATTGAAATACCCGTGTCCTGGCCCGCTTTTGTCATAAGCCCCAACACATTTTTTGTCTGTGAAGCATCAACGCCGAATTTTGTCATAATACTGTCCACGCTATCAATAGCCGTGTTTAAATCCGTTCCGTTGATGTTTGCAAATTTAATAAATTCTTTTGAAAGATTTTCTAACTCTGTCCCGGTTGCCCCGAACCTTGTATTTACTTCTCCAACCGCTACGCCCACATCATCCATTGTAGTTGGCATATCTGAAAATACATTGTCCGCTACTGTCGTAAGGCTTTCCAGGGCTTCCCCGGTTGCTCCCGTCTTGGTAATAATGGTGTCATAGCCGTTATCTAATTCCATAGATGCAGCAACCCCGGCTGCTCCTAATGCGGTTATTCCGGCCGTTACGGGCATCATCTTTTCCCCGGCTTTGGTTGCCTTATCCCCTACCGTTCCAAAAGCATCCCCCACCTTTGCAAGCGTTGAATTACTCGCCTTTGCTTGCTCTTCCAGGTTTTTAAGTTCTGCTTCCGTTGCGATTACTTCACGTTTGATTGCCCGGTACTGCTCCTCGGATGCTTCGCCGTTTTTAAACTGCTGCTCCACCTGGGCTTCTGCCGTTTTTAATACATCTAATTTATCTTTGGTTTCGCCTACTGCCTTTGTAAGCAACTGTTGTTTCTGTGCTAAAAGTTCGGTATTCTTGGGGTCTAATTTCAAGCCCTTTTCAACCTCTTTTAACTCATTCTTGGTACTTTTGATGTCCCCGTTTACACCCTTTAAGGCATTTTGCAACTTGGTTGTATCTCCGCCAATCTCAATAGTAATACCCTTAATGTTGTTAGCCACTTGATTTTCCCCCTTTCTTTCCAAATCTTTCTCTTAATCCCTCACGGTCCGGTTTTGTCTGCTCCATACGGAAGCAATCTTTTAAATATTTCCGTCCCTCTTCGGTCTGTGAATTTTCAAAAATCATTGCTTCCCGTAAGAAGAAAAGGTAAATATCTATTTCCATTTCCTGGACTTCGTAAATATTGATATGGCAATAGTCCATAACCAATTTTTCCGGGCGTGTAAGGATTGTATACGGGATTTCGCCCTTTTTATCCTGGCGTGGATAATAGGGCATTTTTAGTTTGGGTTTGCTTTTAATTCATCCACAAACTCCATGTATGCGTTAAGGATTGCCGTACACTCTTCAATGTCGTAACTCTCTACCTCTTCGGCTGAAACTTTCACATTTCCCATATTGTTGTTTAATACTGCTGCCACAAGGTTATAAATGGTTGATGTATCGGCATCCTCGCCCGTTCCGTTGGCTTCTACATCCTTTATTGCTTCAAAAACGCCCTTTTGTGGCATACGGACAATAATTTTCTTGCCTTTTTCAACCACATTTCCGTTTTCATCCTTTTTATCTTTCAGAGTAAACGGCCAAAAGGTACGTTTAATTTTGTTCATGTTAAATTCTTTTACTGCCATGTTGTGTTCCTCTCTTTCATGCAATAAGGCGGCTCGATTTTTCAACCGGCCGCCCGTTCTTATCGTTGGCCCGTGTTTTGGTTACTCTGTTTTGTCAATATCCTCTGTGTAAAGGATTAAAGTACCCTCTTTGTCCATAGGCTGTGCTTTAAATTCTGCATCAATAACGGTTTCGCTATCCTTTGCAAAGGCAATCGTAAAACCGGCCTGGTTATTACCAACAATCGTTACACGGATATTTCCGTCCTGGGTATCTTTATGGACAAATCGCAAAAGGTATTTCTTACCCGTTGCGTTTCCGATACCGCCAATTTTGACCATTCTAATTCCCTTTGCCTTATCTTCTGTCACTCTTGCGGTCTGACATAACTTTTCAAGCGTTGTTCCGCACCATGTCATAATTCCGCTTTTAAGGGTGGCTTCCTCTTCCGTAATAATTACTTTGGAAACTTTACCCATATCGTCTTTTGCTTCGTAAAACTCCGGTGCATACTCAATTTCCGCACCGCCCTTAATATGCCCCAGGCGGTTATCTTCTGTTTCAATCACCGCATCATCCGGGATTGCTTCGTTTGTTCCCTGGAAGTCTGCACAATACAAATCTCCGCTACCTAAAACAATGCTTTCTTTGTCCATTCTTATTTCCTCACTTTCCTCAATAATCCCGTGACTTCGTATGCCGTTTGAAAACATTCCTCACTATCCACATAAGCCACAAATTTAACATAGTCCACATCATGTAAAACCTCGTTTTCAATCCGTGTTCTGATTTCTTCCGCCGCTTCATCATCTGCAACGGTGTAAAGTTCCAATTGCCAATCATCCGCCATTAGATTATTTGGTCTACTATCCGCCCCGGCTGTTGCTTCCCGTGGCAAAAGGTAAACCATGTAAGGTAATGGCGGCACGGGGTTTTCTAAAGTCCCCTCAAAGGCGTTTTTTGTTATGGGTAGTCCCAGGCTTTCCGCCCTCTCTGTTAATACTGCTGCCGTTGCCATTTTTACCCCCTTAATTTGCTTTCAATCTTTCCGGTTACCATTTCGCCCAATTGTTCATTGACCGGGGCAATGTGGCTAAATGCCTTTACACGGCCCCCTTTTCTGCTTTGGTGTCCGTTTTCCAAAAGGTGGGTTAATTGGTAATGCTTCTTGTTATAAACGCTATATCCATTTAACCCGGTAACTACACTTGTCCGGCTTCCTCGCTTGTCAACCGCCCAATCTTTTGTGTATGCTCCGGTTCTTTCCTGGTACGGTCCGCCTTTTTTTAACATTTCTGCGGCTTCTTTTGCCGTTTCCTGGAAACTGTCATTTGCTGCGTTTATCACTTCCGCATTGAAATTTTCCAATTCTTTTTTTATTTCTTCGTCCAGGCTATCAAGTGAAACTTTCAACCTTTCCCCACCCTTTCCGCAATATACAACTCCGTTTTTCCGTTGCTCTTCGGTCCGTAGGTTCTGTATACCGCATAACGCTTTCCGTCTATGGAAACTTCCGTTTGCCCGTCATATTCAAAGTCCCAAACTTCCAATTGTGATGTTGCTTTATAACCCAATTGCCCGGCGGCTGCGAACTCGTCACGCCCCACCGGGTTAATTGATGCTATTACTTCCGTTTCCTGGTATTCTGTTTGGTTCTTTTTAATCAATAGTTTTATTGGCTTCTCTATGATACCCACCGCCTTTTATCTTGGTACACATTGCATTATAGGATGCAAGTAACTGTGTCTGATTATCCGGGCTTCCAAAATTAGCGTGACAATATAACAAAACGGCTTCAATGATTAAGGGGTCTTTTATGTCTGCTTCATCCAAATAGGAACTATGCACACCGATACGTTTTAAGTCTGCAAGGGCAACTTCTACAAGCTGCCCCACATCTTCATCCAACATATCATTTGATGTTTTTCTAATTCTCAATTTGGCTTTCGCAATCAACTGTTCCTTTGTCATGCTTTAGCCGCCTTTCTCTTACGCTGACGGGTTCTTTACACGGATGAAGCCGTTTCTTGCAACGACATTTCCGCCCATAAATACACTTGCCTTATAAGCAATCTGACCCTGTTTAAACTTGTACTCTGTTGATTTCTGTGCATCAATATCAGAGAATACGGCAACCTCGTAATTGGATAACGGACCGTAAGCCATGCAATAAGCATCTTTTGTTCCGCCGATTTCTGCACAAGCGGAATTGATGATATAAGGCACTTCGTCAATTGTTCCGGTATTGCCGTGGTTTACGATTGTGTAAACCTTTCTGCCCTGCTTATCTCTCAACTTTGCAAACTTCTTTAAGTCTTTCTTGTTGAGGATTAACACGGCCACATCTTCCACCTCTTCATCCCCACCGAATGAATAAATAATTTCATCCAGGGTATCATCTGCGATTGCGGTAATGGTCGCAATGTCCGTTGTGCGGTCGATAATATCATCTGATGCACTATCCGGGTTGTAGAAAATGCCACGGAATTTTCCCGTGCCGCCCTTTCCTACCAAAATCTGACGGGATGCGTAACGCTTGATTGCTCTTGTAACGCTATCTTCTACAACGCCGTCATAGTCTGCATCCGGTAACTTCTGCATCTCTTCCGGCTCTTCTGCGTATGCCGTGATTTTCTCACGCACAATGTCCGCATAACCAAATTCCGGTTCAGATGTGTTGTAATCTGCCCCCTCTGCGGTGCTGCCGGCCCCGTCCCCATATGATTTCACATAAGGACGCTGATAACTTTCGCCACCTACAAGCGGAACGGTCTTTACTCTGTCGATAAGGGACGATACATTGTTGAATGTAGGGGAAATATCCGGGCTTGTATGGTGTGGCATCACAACGCCCGTTGCGGTTGTGATTGTGTTTAAGGGCTTTGCAATGGCTTTTGCCTTAAATTTAACGGCCTTGCCATTCTTTAAGGCTTTACCGCTTTCCGCTCTTGCCTTATCCTTGGTTTCTGCACCCTCGCCGCCCTTTGTATCATCTTCCGGCTCTTCTCCCTCTGTTGCCGCCGCTGCTGCGGCTCTTGCAAGTTCCTCACGGGCTTTAATCTCGTCCAGGATTTCCCCAATGGTCCTTGCTTCGTCCATGAGGGCGGTTAATTCCTCGCCGCTCTTGTCCTGGGCTTCTTTACCCACGGTAACAAGGCGTGCTTTTAACTCTTTCTTGCTCATTTTCATTAACTGTTCTCTGTTCATGCTACTTTCCTCTCTTTCTTACTCCATGTGTTGAATTGTTAATGCTGCAATTTTGCTTCTGATTTCTTTTTCTTTGGCTGCTGCCTGGTCCTTGGTATCGTCCGGCGGATTTCCCCCGGCTAATGCTTCCGGCGTGTTCTTGCAATATAATTTCGTGTAGTCCTGGACTGCTGCAACGGCGGTATTTTCTTCTCCCACCGACACGTTAAAGTATTTTGCGGCTTCCTCGCCGCTCAACCATGTTTCCGCTTCCATTAACTCTTTTATCTGCTCGATTGTTACGCCCTCTGCTAAATGTTCCTCGTAGATGCTCCAAATTCCGGCTTCTATGGCTTCCAATGTGTCCGCCATTTTGCGTAATTCGTTAGCGTTGCCCTCGCAATCGCACCACGGCTTATGTATCATCAAATAGGCGTTCTTTGGAATTGTTGGTTTGTCACTATCCACAAACGGAAAAAGTGATGCTATCGAACCGGCCAGGGCATCCACAAAACAATGTTTCTTTCCCTGGTAGCGTTTAAGCATATTGTAAATAGCAATTCCGGCAAATACCGAACCGCCGCCGCTATTGATGTAAATGTTTAAATCTCTGCCGTTTGCTTCTGCAAGGAAATTTTTGATTGCATCCGGGTATTGGTCCTCTTCTTGCCATGCTCCCCACCAATCCGAAACAATATCCCCGTAAAAATAAAGGTCCGCCGTTGTATCTGTGATGTTTTTAATCTCACAAAACGGCTTTACGGTTGCGGTCTTGGCGTTTTTGCACGCAATAAACTGTTTTATCTGTGGCATTTCCATTAACCCCCTTTCATAATCTGCATATAGGCACGGGCGGCCGCTTGCATTGCCCGTTTTTCTCTGTCATTTGCTCCGGTATCATCCGGCGGCTCGTTCTGCTGCCCTACCTGGTACAATGATTGGTCCCCAACCTTGACATAGTTTAGAGATACCAACCTTTGGTCCCCGTCCTCTACCGGGCCGTAATACATAAGTTCTCTGTATTCGTTAATTGTCAACGCTCCACGGTCAAACATTCCGCCGCCTATGGTTTCCCTTGTCTGCAATGTGGCATACTGTAAAAGGTTTGCCACAAAATCAATGCGGTTTCCGTAACCAATTTCACGGGGCGTTAAGAGTTTAAATGTAAACTCATAGGACAATTGCACGCTGATAGGTTCAATTACATTCTCGTAAAATGAAATAAACTCGGTATCGTTTAGCGTGGAAGTCAATATTTTGTCATTCACGCCGTAATAACGATATATGTTATCCCGTAAGAATGTAATTTGGTTTGTCGGTATGCTCGGCGTTCTCTGTGAGATTTCTTTAAACTCCACCGTGTTATCAATTGCGGCAATTCCCCCGGCGTTGTCCTTGTTCATATAGGCATCCTGGAAATTCCGGGCTATTTCTTTCAATTCTTCACCATCTGCGATATTGTTATATTTCAAATACCCGGCTAAAGAATTTGAACGGTTTACAATGTTCTTTATGGTTTCCCCGGATGTTTCTATGAGGTCCAGGCTTCTTTTTAATTCCATATCCGGCGTTGTTCCCAGGAAACGGCGTTTATTATATCTCGCCTTAACATGGATTACATTTTGGTATGGCACGGTGTACGTTTTTCCGTCATAATCCCAACGGAAGCGGAAAAGGATGTTATTTTTATCATCCTCAAAAATCCTATATGATGTTGTGGTAATCGGTTGGATGCTCTCAACCCTGGTAAAATCCTTGTTCCAAAAAATCACGGAAAAGGAATTGGATGTATAAACCAAATCAACGGCAATACGGTATAAAAAATCATAGGTTGACATTTCCGGGCATGGGCGTAAAGATAAAAGCCTTGCAATGTAATCATTTTTAATTACCATGCCTTTTTCATCCTTACGGATTACCTGGGGTTTCAACTTGCCAACATTCTTTCCGATTGCATCCGCAATTGCTCCCACAATGTCATTATCCCGTAATGTTCCCGTTGGCTCATACTCTCCACGGCTCAATAGTAGGGGTCTGTACTTTGCCCGGAATGAATTTAATACATTTGCGATAATTCCCGTTTTCTTCTCCCCCTTTCTTCAAAAATAGGGCCAGTTTTCCCACACCAACATTCTATAATGTTTCGTGTTGAAATTCTGACCCACTTTAATACTGCTGCCGCAACGCATTTTCCCTTGCATCTATGCGGTTTCTTTGCTTATATTCAATAATTTCTTGCCTATCTCATTGTGGTACTTGGAAACCATTGTGAGGGCATCAAACACACTCATAGCCCCGTCTATCCTCATACGCTTTTCAATTTTTACGGGTTTCATTCTGCTATCGTTTAGGTTAATATCCACCGCCACGTTAAGGAAATGTGCCGCCAACATGGAATTGTCCCCAAAATCAAAAAGCCCGTCTTTTAAATTCCCCTCAAACTCATGTAATATAGGTGTGAGGTTCGTTCCCTGGTATACATCATCCGTGTGAAACCCGGCGGTTTTCAAATCTTCCACAAGGTAATTTGCCGAATACCTATCATAGCCGATTTTTAGCGGTTTGATTTTATACACTTTCACAAGTTCGATAAACCAATTGTAAACATCCTTATAGTCCACCTGGTTTTCCCCGGATATGAACAAAAAACCCCGGTCCCTATATATGTTGTACGGCGTGTTGTCCTCGTTAATTGCCACTTCATACCGCTTTTGTGGCATATAAAACCGTGTGAATATATGGTTTATTCCGTCCCGGTTTATTACAATGCTTGCTGCGGTTAAATCCGTGGTTCTTGATAGGTCGATACCGCCCACACAATAGCATCCTTTAAAATCTTCCAGGGATAATGGCTTTTCTTCGTGTACGCATTTCATAACATCCCAATAATCCAACCATGCCACGGCTGAATTTTGTTTGATGTTACAAAACTTTGTCATAAACTCAACCTTTTTCGAGATTGAATTTCTTGCAATCTCTATTTGCTCCAAATAGTATTCCGCCGATACGGACACGCCCAAATTTGGGTTGCTCTTCTTTAATTCCTCTATGCTATCCCATTTCTCTATATCGTCTATCATGTAAATAAAAGGCAAAAGCCGTTTTTCTCTGCTATTGCCCTTTAGAAATGCCGTTGCCCTTTTAAATAATTCATCAAAAATTCCGTCATTCACATATCCGGCGGTTGCAATGGATATTATTAACGGCTGCTTTCTCGCTCCCAGGGCGGAAGTCATAACCTCGTATTGCTTCAATCCCTGGTCTCCCGGCCACGCTTCCATTTCGTCATTGACTACCAATTGAGGGTTGAAACCGTCCGATTTCTTAGAGTTGAAAGCAATCTTTTTTACGCTTGTATTGAAAGCCTTTATGTAAATATCACTCCGGCGTTTTTTTGTGATACTGTCCAATTCATCATCTGATTGCACAATCTGATAAAAGGCATCATACACCAAATCCGCCTGGTCTAACTTCGGTGCAAGGAAATAAACCTTTGCCCCATATTCCCCGTCTACGTATGTCATGTATGCGGCTATTGCTGCGGCAAAAAGTGTTTTACCGTTCTTACGGGCAACAATTATAAAAACCTCTCTAAACTGCCTATACCCGGTTGTTTTGTCCATAATGCCAAATATGGCGGACACAATAGCCTTTTGCCACAATTCCAGGTGTAAAAGGTCGCTCCGTCCCTCTGAATGGTGGCAAAAATTTTCTATGAATTTTATAGCCTTGTTCGCTTTTTTCTCGTTAAATTCCCACTCGCCATTTAATAGCCCGGTTGTCAAAATTTCAAAACACAACCGCACCCATACACCCACAATTACTTCTTTTTTTTGGATTGCTTCATGGTATTTAAAAATCCAATTATCCATTAACTATTCATCCCGTAACGCCGCCAAACGGTCCACTTTTTCTTTTTCTTTTGGCGGTAAATACTCAATGAGTGAGTGGATAATTGCGGTATATTGGCGTGAATATTTCTCGTAAATTTGGGGTGATGGGTGGGCTTTTACAAATTTTTGTGATGCGTTCAC